TCAGATAACATGTTAAAGAAGTCTATTGTTTGCTCACTCATAAATTTAATATATCCGAATAATTAACATCGTATTGTGATGTATCTTTTGTTGTTCCAATTTTTGCTTCTAATTCTTTAAAAATTAATTTTACTAAATCTTGATCAGTGTAACTATCGTATGCTTCATCTTTTCTTAAATCTTGAAACATTTGATTACCAATTTTATTAAATGTATCTTCAACATTTGCTAAAATCATAAATTGTTCTGGTGCAAATTTACCATTACTATCGTAAGCATCAAAACCTTGTGCTAACATTAAGTTACTACGAATAATTGATAGCCTAGCATTTTTCATTACACCTTGTAATTTTGCTTGGTATTCTGTTGGTGAACCACTAAATGTTCTTGGGTCTGGTAAAGCACGCATAATTCTTTTTGCTTCTGCTTCACTCATTTGTGCACCTGTGATAGCTTTAATGTATTGGTTTGTTACATCCCATGCTTGTTGTTCCCATTCATAATAATCAGCCATTAACTGTTTATCTTCTTCAGAAATATCACCAAATACATTCCAATCACCTAATGAATCTTTAAAAGCGTTCCACTTAATACCTAATCTTGTTGGTATTTCTGAAAATTCTGGTCGCCATGCTTCTTCTAATCTTTCAAATGCTTGATAATTTTTTGTATTTAAAACAATTTCTTTTTCTAAATCTTGTTTAGTTTTCTTTTCCATTGATTGACCATCGCCACCAATAGTAAATGTTGTGTTTCCGCTATCATCTGTTGTAACACTAATTTTCTTTTCATTGCCGTTCATTACAGCCATGATGTATTTTTGTTTTTCTTCAAATGATAATTGACGGCCTAATAAATTTTCAAAATCACGGATATTTTTAGCATAGGTTCCTTCTTTATCTGGTATTTGATATTTACTTGGATTAGCTAAAATATCTTTAACACTGACATATTCTCTTAATGGTGAACCATCGTCTTTTAATACGGGTTGATTAGTTTCCGTATTCATTACTATCATTTCTTTTACACTAGGAACTTTATCTAAATTTTTTTGTTTGTTCATGTAAAGATCAGCAATAAACTTAGCGCCTTCTTTATGTCCTAATGTTAAAGCAAATGCTTTTTCTTCATTATTTAAAAAATCACTTGCAATTAAATTATTAAAAGTGTCTTTTGCTTGTGCTTCACTTTCTAAAGCTGTTGTTGTTTGTAATTGTTGTGTTGCTCTATTAATTGAATTATCATAAGTATTCATTCCTGACTCTACGCCAGCTTGTAAAATCATTGCAGGATTAATATTTTCTGTTGCTGGTCTTTTACCAGCTAAAGCTGTCATTTTTAATCCAGCATCTAATAACCCTCTCCCTCTTGCTCGTCTTACTGCATCAATACCTAGTAAATTTGCTGTAGGATTATTTGTTAAATCAGGAAATAATAATTTTTCTAATGCACCCATTATGCAAAACTTCCTAATCCACCGAGTAAAGCACCACCCATTAAGTATGGATTAGCCGAACCTGTAGCATTAATCATATCGTAAATACCAGCACCACTAGAAGCACCGCCTAGTATTCCCATAATAGGATTTCTTGTCATTGGTGTTATGGTAGATTGTGATGTTCCAAAAGGACCACCAACACTTGCTTGATACTCTCGTAGTTTTTCGTATGGTTTACGTTGCTCAAATTCAAATCGTTTCATCGCATCACCAAGTTGTCTTTCTGCTAATTCTTCTCTAGCACTACCGACAGTTTGTAGTTTAGCTATATCGTTGTAATCCATTTCACCTAATGCTGGTGCTCTCATTGACATAGAGTCCATAACAGCACGTTCTCTGTTATAATTATCGGCATACACTTGATTAGCTAAATTACCTAAAGAGTCTGCTACCATTCCTGTATGTGCAGGGGAACCATAACGTCCAGCTTGTGAAACGTTGGAGTTAACGCCTGCGGTTACTCTATCCGACATTGTGTTAAATAAATTATTTAAATACGGGTTTGTTGATGGATTAAGAAAAGCACCACTCATTACATTGTCTGCGTAAGTTTGTGATTTATTAAGTAACGGATTACCTTGTGTTGCTCTTGCTTTTGCTAATTGTAACGCTGTCTCTGTTTCATTGGCAAAAGGAACATAAGTTTGATTTGGGTAATAATTAGGTACATCAGAATTAAATAATTCTTCCGCGCGTTGAAATCCTTTTTCTAAATACGGTGCTTGTGTTTGCCAAGGTTCCGTAATTGTTTGTGTTGTTTGCGTTCCTGCACTTTTACTCATTTTAATTCCTTTGTCATAACAATATGTTTAGCTTCATAATCCTTTAATTTTTTTATCCATCCTTTACGTCCGACTAATTCGATACGTTTACAGTTATTATCTTTGGCCCAATCCTCTACTTGTGATGTCATTTGATTTAACCATTTTTTCATATTAGAACCACCAGCTAAGAACCAGCGACATACTTTAAATTTAGGATACTCTATTATTTGCGTTAGAACGGCCGACTCTACTTTATGTGTCCAGCTTATCCATAACTGCATATCTTTTTGTAAGATACCGTCTAATAAGTTTTGACCATTATACGAAAAGTCATCATACATGACCGCTTTCAATAATAACGGTTCTACTTGCCCCCATATAATATGAACATTCTTAGGAGGGACATAAGAAATTATTCTATCCGATGATGATGTATTTGTACGTTCTATCTGTTTGACCATTGTTTGCATGCGTTAAAGTTGCGGTTTGTTTTCCTTGCGCGGACACATACAAGCTGGTTATTCCTGCCGACGCGTTTGACGTTGTTGGCATAAATACAATAACACTATCACCACCTAAACGTTTATCATTTAACGTTGTTGTCGTTGTTGACGCTGTTAAGGTTATTGAACCTGTACTGTTTAATTTTCCATCTAAGGAGTTGTTTGTAACAATGGCTATTTGTCGTCGATGATCTTCTGCTACTGGATTAGATAACGGAACAGCTTGAAACTGGCCAGCCATTATCGTTTTCCTTCGGGTCTTGCTTCGACATCAACACCCTGCATATTCGTAAAGTTTCCATTTACGATAACTCTTAATCGGTGATACCTTGAATTAGTACGTAAAGGACAATCACCTGATGCTTTTACGGTTACGGCACTTCCTGTAGTTAATGTGTCTGCTTGGGAGGAACGAGAGATTGGTGTAACTGTTATTGTCGTGTTTTCTCCGTTCGCGTCTACAATTGGACGTGCGTTAATTAACGTTGATCTTTTACCTTCAGCACCTTCAAACTCTGTTGTATCAACGGTAGCGGTCATTGACCCACCCATAAATTTACCAAACTTTTTAGCGCTCGAAAATCCTGCTAAACCAAGAACACCTTCTTGATAATAATATGAGTCAAGCGGTCTAGGTAAATCATCTAATGACCCTAATACATCTAAACTTTCTAATGTTGTAAATGCTTCTTGGGAAGCTGTACCTATAAAGTCTAAATCTTGCCCTGAACATGTGGACCATGAGTCAGTTGCATAATTATAAACCACCATTTTATTATTAATTGTACTAGAACCAGTAGCACCAGAACCACGATAAGAAACAACATATAAGCTGTTGTTAGTATCAATAGCCGAACATATTCCGTCAAAGTTTGACGATAAGTCCGTAAAAAAAAATTCATCAATTTTACCTTTAGATATGGGTGTAATTTTTGAACCGTTAGTAATTTTATAAAATCCATCTTGTGATAAAAAGAATACATCACTACCTACACTTGCGATTGACTTAGGTGCAAAGGCCCCGATATTATCTGCTACTTTAGAAAATTGAAATACTAAAGGTGCACCAATAAAGTCTGCTCTAAAAATTGCTTTATCTGTAAAGATAACACCAAAACTTTCACCTCCTACTATGCCTTGTATATTACCTGAGTCTGGTAAATCTTGGGAGTCAGAAAGCGTAGTCTGTGATGGGGTAAACGTGGTAGGATCATTTATCCCTGACCATTTTACGCGGTTTGAGTATGTGGTGCCACTTTCATTTGTGTATCCAGCAAAAACAAAGTCTCTTATAACAGCAACATATTTAGCTTTTAGTGAAACTAAATCGGCAAAAGCTGTTGATGTTCCTTCTACAAAAGACTGAATATTATCAGCAAAGTTAGTAGCAATAACTCTGTTACCAAATTGGCAAAAGGACCAAAAGTCACGAGCATTTTCTGTAGTTGAATTATTATAGCCACCCCCCTTGGATTTATCGACAAAGACGATACTAGAATTCATTTGATACAATTTTGTTGCATCACCGCAATAGTTCGTTGTGCCTGATGCACTTAGTTGCGTATGTAATCCTACGGCTGGTCCTGTCAAAGCTGTTGTTGTTAATTCTGTAAATGATGGAAAAGATTTATACCCTTTTGCTAAAGGAATAACATTGTCCACTTTCATGCTTCCTCTATTTTGAAAAGAAGGCATGTCAGACATTAACTGACCGAACTCAATCATCCTACACTCTTAGCTGTCATTTGTAACGGGCCCGAAGAATGTCGCCCAGACTCATCAGATGTATTCGCTACTCTTACAGCTTCCCTATACAATTCTGCCCAAACACCTAATCGTTCATCTTGCATTAAAAAAGGTGCACTTTCTAATAACGATGCATATAAATATAAATCAGGATGGTTAGTTAAAATAGCATTAGTTGTATTGTCATCACTTAACGCTGTTGGTTTAGAATAATAGGCCCACTCAATAGAATATGAACTATCAGGAGTAGGACCAAAGTATAATTTTTCACCTATAATTGTTTGGTAGATAGGTTCTCCACTTGTAACACCACCATAATTTTTTGTTAATTCAAAAGGTGACATATACCGTAAAACTATTTTTGGTGATGTGTTTAACGCAACATATCTAAACTCTAAAAAGTTAGTTGGTAAATCAATATAGTTTTGACCACCTGTTGCGGTTGCTGTTGCTACATTTTCCATAATACGTAAACGTAAATCTCTACCGTGTCTTGCTTCTGCTAATGCAATAAAATCAGGTATGTAAGATGTTAGATCATCGCGGTTTAAATAATTTGCTATTGATGTTTTTAAATTTGCAAATGTATCTAATGCCATTAAATTTCTCCGTGATGTGTTCTAAAATACATAAATTCGTTACTGTTTAATTTTTGTTTTATTTTTGGCCAATCGTTTTTATCAAAAAAATTAATTCCTTCTTTACGCCATTGATCAATTACTATGCGAGGAATACAAGCAACATGTTTCATTATATCACCGCTTTGATCAATGTGGTTCATTTCTATTTTGTTCATATTTAAAATAGGTTCCACATTTTGCGTTTTATAAATAATAGACTTATCTTCCGCTTCGTCATAATGAAAGAATTCCTGCACATCGGCTGGATTAAAGGCTTGGTTAAATTTAGTAAAATTTGGCATATTTCCTAGGTTTTTTAGGGTTATTAATTATTTATTTGACATATAACATTGTTATAGGGTATAACATCGTTATAAACAAAAGGAGTAATTATGGCTTATGTAAATAATGTTTGGGTTGGTCAAACTGAACAAGATAACTACGATGAAGAAATGTATTCAAGAAAAGCTAATGGCCTTGAAACAATTTCTTTTGATGAATGGAAGAAACAAAAAAAAATGCAAGAAGATTTATTTAATCAATTCAAAGGTGGGGAATAATCCCCGTTTAAAACAAAAAGGATAAAACAATGACTAAATCAAAATTACAAAAAATATTAATTAAGTTTGTTAAAGATCAATTTAAAAACAATACTTTTAATGATAAAGTTTCAAATGTTCGTGTTGAAAAATATGATGGTGACGGACAACACGATGTTAATATTTCTTTTTATATTAAAGGTGAAGTTATTTCTGAAATTTTTAATAATACAGAAACAAAAACATTTTTTGTTTGTCACCCAAACAATAAATCAGGTGACGATGCTTCTTTTTATTTACAATCCCAAGGTATGGGTGGTTTTCTTTGGGATAACGAACATCATCACTGGATAAGTGACCCACTTAATAGAGTTTTAAACCAACATAAATTTCTTGCAGAAACTATTAATGGTGATGCTTGTTGGGAAGTTAATCACATATAAATAAAAGGAGGGGAATAATCCCCTCCCCTTAATTAAAATTTACGAAGTAGTTAAATCAAATACACCACCACTAGCTTTTTCATTTTCACTAACAAGTGTGTACTCAACGATTAGTTGTGATTTTTGAGAGTCACCTGTTACTGATAAATCTTGTGTAGTGAATGGTCTTAAATAACCAATCGCCCATTTATCAGACTCTAGGATTAGACAATCTTTTGATCTTACTAATCTGTTTGGAATAACTTTTAATGTGCCGTAGTCACCTCGGTAAACATCAAAGTAATCATTGATAGTACCGTTGTTATCGACAACACTTCTAGTAGCGTCTGCTCTACCATTAAAAGCGTTCATTTTTCTTTTGTTAAAACTTCCAACATGAACAGTGTCAGGATTACCACCAGACTCAAAAATTAAGTCTAAAGCACTTGTAAACATTGCTTCTGTAAATGCTTGTGCTGTACCTGAGTCAGTTCTTGCATTAGTTCCATTACCAGTTGGTGAAGCACCATTTGGTGAACCAGATGAATTAAAGACATCGTTAGTAGCTATCCAACTTTGACAAGAAGCTAATTCTCTTGCTGTTGAACCGTTACCAGCAACTTGGCCATTGTTTAGACCTATCATTGCGTGTTCCATGTCTTTTTTCAACTCTTTGCTTTTATGTAACATTTGGAAGGCTTTCTCCTTCTTCCTCCCTGCTCTGTTAACCGCATCTAAAGTGTTTGATACTACAACAGTTTTATCAGAAATCTGCGTGTAGTTACCTACTCTAGCGGTAGTTAGAGAAGCGTCTAGAGTTGCTTCGTCACCCTCTATTACTTTGTTATCAGCAACACTACTTAAAGCTAGTGTCTGCCATTCATGGTATGTGGAATTAATATTCTGAGTCTTTAACGAAGATAGGAACGGTGTTTCAGTTACCGCTACCATAGAAATAAGATTTGATAAATCTTCTCTATTTCCTACACTGTCATAAGAGTCAAAAGTATTTGTTGGCTGTGCCATATATTTTCTCCTATATAGTTAGTTGATTACGTTCATAAACGCATCTAACATGTCCTCTGACTTGCCAGATTTAGCACGTTTAAAACTTGTGCGACGAGTTTCGTAATTAACATCTTCTTTAGAAGTAGGAACACCAGCTTTAGAAACTTTAGGAACCTTGTTTACTTTTTTTCCATCTAACTTAGCTTTCTTTAATTGATTATATTTCATACCTTCTATCGCTACCATGACGGTACGATGATCGGTTAACATGCTCAATTCTTGATCACTAAATCCAATATCATTTAAATAATTCTTTACACCTAATTTTAGCTTATCACCTTTTACGGGGTCAGCATACTCAGGTACTTTTTCCTGTAACAAAGCGGACTGGGAAGTAACATACTGTTTGTATTTATCTTCTGTCTCTGCTTTTTGTTTTGCTTCTATTTTCTTTAGTTCTGCTTCCGCTTGTTGACGTACTTCTTTCTTTTTATCAGACTCAGCTTTTTGTCGAACGTATTCAATCGGGTCGTCTCTATACAATTGGTCCCAATCAATCTTTTCTTCTGTGTCTTGTTTAATAAAAGATTTTAGTTTTACTGCGTAGTCATCGCGTTCTTTTTTGACCGCTTCCATTTCAGCTTGCGTTTTAGTTCGTTCGGTTTCTAAACCTCTGCGTTCTTCTGCTAACTGATTTGTTTTAGTCGAGTAATCTTTTTGCCTACTATATCCTGCAAGAAGTTCGTTAAGGTTAACTTTTTCTTCTAAGCCATTTACTTTGACTGAATAAAGTTCCTCATTAGCTTCTGCTGGGGAGTTGTCGTCAATTTCCTCTAATTCCAAATCGTCGGGAGTTGGTTCACTTTCGGTTGCGTCTGGTTGTGCTTTCGCGTCCTGTTCAGCCGATTGTGTTGGTGCTTCGTTCTCTGCGGTTATAAAGTTCTCGAATTCACCTAATAAGTTTGTTTTTGCTACTGGTTCTTGAACCGTAGCGTCGTCAGTAACCGCTGTTTCCTGTGTAGGATTGTCAGCCATATTTTACCTATTCTTTAAGTATTGTTCCCGTTTCCATAATGGATTGTATTCGGGTTTGTACGGAGTCAAGCATTTTTACCATCATGTAAATTTTTTCTCTTGCTTCCGTATCACGAAGGGGAGTATCTAATAATTCATTAATTAACTCTTTTCGTAATTCTTTATAAGACTCTTGATAAAGCGGATTTTCTATAATTGCTTTAGCGTCATTAGATCGTTGTATTTCTTGTTCTGGGGTCATCTACCTTTTGCCCTGTAAGAGTAAGTGCCTTTTTTACCTTGCGGTTGTGCGTATGAATCTTCTCTTTTACTTACTTGTGCTGGTGAAAAATATCCAGTATCTTTTCTGTATTGATTTGCAAATTGACCAAGATTTAATTCTTTATTTTTAAGTTTTTTCTTTAATTTATCGTATTCTTTTTTGTATTTAGTTACTGAGTCTGTAGTTATTACTGTATCTGGTTCCGTACCCTTAGTATCTTTGTAACGCTTAACTCTTTTTTCAGTATTATTATCATCATACAATCTTTGATCAAATTCAGGATTTTTAACTCCAAATTTTGCTATTTCATCTATCATTAATAAACCTGATTTAGACCTACCTCTATTTGCATTGTTTAAATTAATTTTAATATCGCCACCTGTTTGCATAGCATCAAGTAAACCTCTATTTTGTAATTCTTGTATTAATTTTTGTCGTCTAGCTTCTTGTCCTTTACCAAATGCTAAAGTGAAATAAGGGTTCATTATTTGACCAGATTTTAAATCGTATGTTGAACCTTTACTTGGCAAAACACCTAACATAGAATTTTTTAACCATCCTCTTTGTTGTAAGTTTGCTAAATATTCTTTGTTAGTCATATTTGCTACTTCTTCATCAGTAGGTATAAAATTATCCATTGTAGTATATCTGTCTGTACCTTCTATTTTAATTCTTCTTTCTTCATCATCAGAAGTATTATTTTCATTAACACACATTGGATGATTGGCATTAGCTGGCATCGAACAAAATACTCCCATATCAAAATCACTTTCAGGTGTATCTGGTTCAGGTTTCATTGGGTCTGTATCAAATTTAAAAGGAGTTGCTGTTGCAAAATCCATAGGGACTGCACCTAATGGTGTACCACTTCCACTAGCAATAGTAGAAAATAAAGATGACTCGCCAAAAGGTGTAAACTGTACCATTATAAAGTTCCCATCTGTGCTTTTCTATTCATCTTTTCTCTTTCCATTTGTAACTCTGCTAGCATTTCTTGTTTTTTTAATTCTAACTCGGCTACTTGTTCTTGTTTTTTTAATTCAAGTTCAGCTTCCATCTTTTCTTTTTTCAATTGCAATTCAGCAATGTTCTTTTCTCGGTCAGCTTGTATTTGTTGTTGTGTAGCAATAAGCAACGGGTTTTCTTGCATTGGGTCTTTAGGCTGTTCAGGAGGAAGTGTTTCGGGATTTGTAAAAAATTCCTGCGGGGATTTAAACCCAGCATTATGAACCATGCGCTCTAGCGTATTGTAGATGTTTTGTTCATTTGCTAATTTACTACCTGACATCATTATTTTTTCTTGGATGCCTAAAATTTGACCTAATATTTGAAGCCGTTGCTCATGGCTTCCTGTTCCTAACCCCACGTTTATTGTTAAATTAAATTTATTTTTCCACTCTCTTGGGTCTATTGGAACGTAATTGTTTCTAATTTTTATTATTTTTTTATAGTCTTGATATTGTGTTGTTAATTTTAACAAACAATTCATTAAATCTTTAATACCTGTTTCGGCAAACACTCTAGCAATTGTTTCAATACGTTGACCAGCCGATGCCATTGCTTCTTTAACACCTGTTGCTGTTGTATGTGATTTTTGTATAGTGTTAGGGTCCAAGCCTTGTTGCATCCTACTAATGCCTGAACGTTGTTCTTTTATTTGATCAACTTTCTCCATCATTGCCAAACCTTCTTGCATAAAGTTTTGTGCTTGTAATGGAACAACAGCATTAGGTGATTTAACTCTTACAATGTTGCCTGCGCGCGATTGTAGTAAGTCATCAAGATTTACTTGAGAGTCAACAGCCAATACGCGTGAGTTGTTCATAAGGAACGCGTTGTCAAGACACTGACGTAGAAGTACACTTTTTATTTGCTGGATGTCCATAACGAGGTCTGCAACACTCATTCCAAATAAACGATGCGGATTAATAATCGGTGTAATAGTAGAAAAAGGAATATATGATATTTCTTCTACATGTAAAATTTCGTTTGTATCTCCTACCGTACAAACTTTTAATAATTCTGCTACACCATCATTATCAATATCTGTTCTTATGTAATTTTCATAATATAAAACTTCGCGCATAGAAGGGTCAGCGCTTTCGTCCATGTAACTTTCTTCATTAAATAAGTTACGACTTAGCGACTCCTCATTCCATGTTGAGTTTGCGTAGTTTGGTATATCTTCTATTTTTTTTCTATCGTACCCTTCACCTATTAAATCACTAACCGTTTTTTTTAATCGGTGTGCAATGTAAGGTGCATCAGCTAAAGTTTTGGTACGTTTAGAAACAAGCATTTCTTCGGGAGGAACGTTTTCAATGCAAATTTTACCTGATGATGATTTACGTCGAACATCAACGTTAAATACAGTTTGGGTGTCTGCCATTTCACCTTGCTCTGTCATCACCATTTTATCTTCAATGACTTCTTCAACGTTAACTACTTCAACAGCATCATCTATTAATAAAGCCTGATATTCTATCTCTGTAAGGCCTTTATAAGACTCTTTGAGGAATTCATCCTCGTATTTATAATAATGCTTTATAAACCCGTTTTTTTGAATTAATGCATCTTTGAACCACGTATAAAATACTTTCCAGCCGTCATTTTCTTTAAATATTATATGATTAATATATTCCGTGGCTTGCTTAGATGCTTCTTCATCTTCAGGACCTACAGGCTCGAATTTTACAATATCGTCTCCTGCGGTAAAGATACGTAATAAACTTGGAAGCACACTTTCTACGGCTTCTAGTACATCACTACTTATAACTTGTGATCTGCCTTCTACTTCATTACCAAATGGCTCTGAATTGTAATAATCTAAGGCTAGGGAACGTTCTTGAACCAGTTTACCGTTTTGATAGCCTAAAGCATCAGTTATTTCGCGTGTAATAGTGCCTTTTAGTTCTTGTTCTTTTTTTTTGGTTAATTTCATTGATTATTATATTGTTGTAGTGTAACAGTGTTATATGACTAAATTTCAATTTAGAAAATTACTAAAATTTCTTGGTATATCCCAAGGGAAGCTGGCGAAGGAAGTCGGTATTACCCGAACAGCCGTCGGTAATTATTTCAATGGCCGTAGGCCCGTGAATAACCAGTTGGCTTGGGGTCTTGGACTCAAAGAACAAATCGTTGAAAAAGATAAACGTATTGCCTTTTTAGAAAAAAAGGTTTCTAAACTATCCCAGAAGGCCCGTAATTAAGTTTACTGGACCAGTCGCTTGACTCGTTCAAGCCTATACTCATATACCTCATTGCATCACATGAATTACTTTCAGGTCCGTGATGAGGTGTTGACGTTTGCTCTCCTAGTTGGTTTTTTTTCCATCGGTATTGTTTTAAACAATTAATGAGGTAGTCTGTTTTGTCTTTATTAAAATAACATCGTTTTAAGGACATCCGTAAAGAGTTTATTCCGTCCTCTATTTTAAGTTTGGGAACAGGTTGTATAAACCATCCTAAATTAGATGCTATCTCCTGCCTGCTTTTTCCTGACCCTAACTCAGTAACCACTATGTCATGCCCAGCAAAGTGATTATCATAAGTATAAGGGAGTTCTTTTAGTTTATTAGCGTAGTATTCTAAACTCTCTCCTGACCCTTCTAAATGATCAATAACATGTATAGCCGAACCTACCTTTTGAATAAAAACAATGCTAAAAGCATCACGAAATCCAATATCGGAAAATGTGGTAACGGGTAACTCTGCGATGTGAGGAACATTAGTAATTCTATTTTCATTTTCCACCATCTGCATTGATTTTGTGTAAATACCGCCAACGACTCCAGCGTCAAAATCTACCATAAACTCGGTATCATATTCTTCTGGGGACATCATATTCTTTAGATTGTCCAACTCGTCTTTTGGTATTATTTTTGTATCTTCTACGGTGTACTTTTTAACAAACCAATCTTTGTGGCCTTTATTATTCATATAAAGGTCATAAAAAAAATTATGCCCCGAAGGGGTCCCGATGGCGATTAGCCATCCCGATTTTTTATCCAACTGGTGTCTATCGACTAAAGCTGGCCGTAAGACCTTATTTAATAAATCTTTATGGAGTAACTGACACTCATCAAGAATAACACCGTCCGCGAAAATTCCACGAATAGAGTCAACGCTATTTCCGTCGGCCCCTAATAGTTGTATTCTTCTCCCCCCTACCATATCACAACGAAGTTCTGTCTCGTGATACGTAGTTCCCTTAATATTTTTTGTTAAAAATTTTAGCGTATCCCAATGTATTTTTTTTACCTGAGAATACGTAGCCGATATTATATAATACCGAGGGTTTGGAAGCTGGCACTCAAAACACTTCTTTAATGTCTCTGCCAAACAAAAGTAGGACTTGCCAAATCTTCTATGTGCAGGAATGACGTTAAAGCGCTTTAGTTTACGATGTAACTGTGCTTGATGTTTCCTTGGTTTGTACGGAATAGTATAAGTAGGCAAAAATAACTTTCTACGGGAAGAAAATTCTTACGATAATTTTTTGGAAATCCACATGTTCTTTACCAACGAAGTTTTAGAACCGAATTTTTTATCAGCCTGTGCTTTAACTGATGCATAATTCTTTTTATTTTTATTTGTTTTAGGTTTGCCAAGGTTTTTAGGCCTAGGCTTATCCCATACTTTAGTGCTCATATATCTCCTGTAAAAAAAGGTCCTCGAATGGACTCTGCAAAGTGTTTAATAGACTTCCCTAATTCTTTTTAAAATTTCCTTTGGGGTGCCCAACCCTTAAATCGGCAGAAAACAGCCAAATAATTATAAAATAGGATTATTTATCCCATCTAACTGGCTAAATACTGCCATTTCTTAGTTTATTTCACAAATTTAAGTAATTTTATTAAGATTTTTAAGTTCTCGTGAGGTTAATAGACTAAAAAGACCTCAATTTTGGATTATTAGACCTATCTCACCCTATTTACCCAATATAACAGCCAATTACTTCTTCTTACCCTCTTTACCTTTATTACTCTTTTTACTTACTTTTATCTCTTTTTTCTCTTTAATAGATACTTTATGTTCAATATGTCCAAGCATTTGAAGTAAACCAGACCAATCACTTCTCGAAACTAACTTTGATTTCTCCACCATCTACCCCTGATATTTCTAATTGATCTTTATTACCATATACTCTTGGTGCTAGCTTGCTTGCTCGGAAGGTTTGAAGGTTTATGTGATGTCGCATCATGTTTACATAATCTCTGTTTGTTCGGCCTGCTTTATTTTCTTCTTTTGACTCGGCCAATGCTTTCTCGGATAGTTCTGTTGTTTCTGCCATCATCCATTCAATACCATCTGCTTTTGCTTCAGTGTATCTCTTACGAAGATCAGGATACTCAGGATTGTTTAGCCACTGCCTAAATGACTCCCAGTAAACGTCGTGTTTCTTTAATGCTTTTTTAATACTGACTCCATGCGCCAATTCATTCATTATCTTATCGATTAATTCTTCTGAATATTTGCTTGGTCGTCCTGTTTTTTCCATTTGTTGTCCATATGTTGACTACAATACCATGTATGCATGTAATCATTACTAAAGATGCCTATATCTCCACAGATATGACATTTTTGATGTTCTTGTTGTTGTTTTCGGGTTTTTTCGAAAAACCACATTCCACTAATGTACTGTTTGACTCTGCGTTTCACCATGTAAGGCTAAAAGTTGATTAGAAAAGAGATTTGCTTCGTCATGGCTGGCAAAACCGACAATTCTGACCAAAACCGCTGGTTCTTCATCATTTGTCTCCCTCATTACTGTAAATTGTAAATTGTCTGGGTCGAAGAAAAGCATTTTTTAGTAAATCCTCTGTATCTCGTAGTTTTAAGTGTCTTTGGGCCCTTAATCTGTCGTATAAGTGCACAATGTAGTCTTTTGACGTGTCGGCATAGTCAGAAACTAATTTTATGTCCTCGCTGGACATCCAATCAACGGCTTGCTGTCTAATTTTGCGATTTTGGTAATTTACCTCAGAAAATAACCCTAATGCGTCTGTAATAGCTTGGATAATCACTGACCGCCAAAGTTTGATCTCTGGTGTCATATTTTCCTTAATTTTGAACGGAATTATAGTGTTAACAACGTTTTACCTTAGTTCTGCAACGTTTGTAACCCCTACATTTATAGAACATTCACTTTTTTTATATTATTGTTTGACATATAACATTGTTATACACTATAACAGTGTTTATAAACAAAAAGGAGAAAACCGATGAGTGCATATCAAGTAAATGAAAAAGTATTAGGCGATGTATTAAAGGCTGTTAAGTTAGCTGGAATACATGGTAGAGAATACAAAGGTGTTGAAAAACATAAATCAAATGCAAGTAAGGACCCATTTTCTTATGTTAAAAATTTATTAACTTGGAATAGATATAGTTTAAAACAGCGTTATCCAGATGATGCTGAAGAATTATATTTTGATATTAAAACTGAAAAAGTAATTGCCCAAGCTAATTCATTAATGAATAGTAGCAATAAAGCACAATTACTAAAAAGTTTGGAATGTTACATGTATCAATCATGTGAAGGTGATAGTACCAAAAAAGGTTGGTACAAAATCTTAGATAGTATCAAAGATCAAATAGCTTACGAACTGGCACATCAACATCCGATGTATGCTGAAGCGAGGTGGTCATAATGACAAGTATAAATAGCCTTAAATTGGCATCAACAATAGCATCATTAGGTAATATGCTTGGAAGAACTAAAGCGGATGAAATAGCTTGGAAAAAGCGTATGCTTAAAACCCAACAAGGTATTTCATTTCCTGCTGATTTTGACTCCCTTCCTGAAGATGAACAATTAAAACGATTAGATGGAGTTATTAATGTTGGATTGGATAAAGATAATAAGTGAGTTTACGCTTTGGGTTGCTTTTACTTGCGGTTTTATTTTTATTATATCTTTTGTGATCTAGGGCCTTCGGGCCCTACTTTATTTTAAAATACTCTATAAGAGTATCTAAACCTTCTCTTAATTTATTTATCTTACGTCCTACTGATTGATCATTAACACAACAATCCCAAATAATACTTTGATGATGTATAGCAAAACGTAAAGCATCATGTAACTGCTGGTAAGTATCTATTTTATCGACGGTAATACTTTCTTTACCTGAATGTACCATAGCTAGGAAGCTGGTATAATTTGGTGTTACTCTCTCCTGAATGTTTGACCTGTCGGCTAAATCTCTAATTCGAGCGCCAGCTAAATATCGTTTGTCGTTACTTTCTCTGTTGATTGGATTTAATAATTTTCTACGTTTGTAGACTACGAGGATGTGATCGTCGATACGTTGTAAGTGTCGTTGTCCTTGGCTTGGATAGACGACGTGAAATTTAGCGTTATCAACGGGACGAATTAAAACATTATGTTTATCATCTTTAATTAGTTGGCTAGAACCAAAATCAGATAACTCAACTTTTTTCTTTTTTCTTTTTACCATGCTTTAAATTCATCTTCGGTAATTAAATTTTCTGCTTTCATTCGGTGAACCATGTCATCACTAATCGCTGTACTTCTCATTCCTTTTTTAACCCAAGGAACCCACTTTAAATAAGCATCATCTTTTTTTATTGGTATAAATTCACTTTCAGGTTCAGACATAGTATAATTTTCCCATCGTTTTTGATTAATCCATGTCGCTACCATTGGAACACCTAAACTTTTACTTTGTTGAAAAGCAGAAAAATCATTGTACGTATCTCTAACTTTATTTAGTAATTCAGTATCCTTAGTGTTTTTAAAAAATGTCTTAGCTTTAACGGTACTACCTTTATTTTTTCCAACGTAATTAAATGACTTCCACCACACCTCAAAAGCCTTTTCATCAATAGTATTATTTCCTTTATTATATCCTTTATTATGTTTGTTATCGGTTGGCGTATCGGTTGGTGTATCTTGATACTTGTCATAATGGCAGATTGTAAGGATGTCTGGCGTATCGGCTGGTGTATCGTTTGGTGTATCGGTTGAAATCGTCGAAAATTTTTTTAATTTATCTAAAAACCGTTGAACTCTAGACTTATCCCACCCCCATGCTTCGGCCATGTAAGTTAATGAACAACACAATTGACCACGTTTTAAAAAAATAGTTTTATCTTTTATGCGGTACACTCTATCAACAAAGCTAGCTTCCAATAGTAACCACATAAATGCACCCTTCTCACAAAACTCTTGTCCTCGTTTTTGTAATGCAGGATGATATAAAATACTTCTATCTATTTTGATGTAACCATTCATAGAATTCGTATTGTCCTTTTTTTATAGCGTTGATAGGTTAACCATCCTCTATCTTTTAAACACATAATGTATCTTGCAACTTCAGATTTATTTTTAAATCCTGCACCATCTTTAATTTCCTCAAAACTAGGTGCAGAAGAATTGGATTGTATAAAATCAGTAATAAACAATAAAACTCTTTTCATATTCTTTGTTAAGGGTATTTTTTGCATATTATGATCACAGTTTGGGCATTTCACGTTAAACTTTCTAAGTCCTAATTTAATTATTGTTGGAAAAGTGGGAAAATCTTATCCAATATTTGACAAAATATATTTTTAAATAAAATTGTCAAATTATCTTTACATTGTAAAAAAGAGTCTATAAATAAAATGTTTGTAAACATTTATTAATTGAGGTAGTTTTTTATGCAAATGAAACTGTTAGATCAAAAAAAATATTTAATTAACTTAAATGCGTTAGTTAAAGAAAAAGGTCATTCTCCAGCAGGCAGAACATTATCTGTGCTTACTGCTGATGCACCTATGGGTTATGGTTCAATGTCTCATCAAACTATTGCAACAATTTTAAAAGGCACTACTGATGTAAAGTTTTCACAACTTCAAGAATTAGCTAGAGTTTTAGATATTAAAATAAATCAAATTATTAGTGATAATATTGTTAAAACAGAAATAATTGAAAAGTTTGATTATAAAAAATCTCATTTTGTACCTAGAAATTATGATGAACCTATTGAAGTTATTTATTTTTTAAATAATGCTTTTTTAAAACCATCTCAAAAAGCATTTTTTTGGGGTGTTTATGATGGTAATAATATTCCTGCATTTTCTCTTATAGACTTTGATCACAAAAATTGGGTTAATGATAAAAAATTAAAAGAAAGATTAATTAATGTTGATGTATTTGTTCAAAGAAAAGCAAACAATATGTTTTATTATGGTCAAGTATTAGAATTTAACAAAGATGGTACTTGCGTGTTTCAATGGTGGAAAAGCAAACACATAAATAGAGACGATTTAAAATTTAAAGAAAACGGCAGAATGGTGTCATACAAAGATATGTGGGTTAATGAGTTTGCATTAATTAAAGATTGTGAATTTAATGCTATTTATCCACGAATAACTACAGCTACCTTATTTGATGAAGATTATAAAGTAGAACAAATATCCATATAACTTTACATTGTCAAAATAACTTGACAAATCTATTTCATATAATTAATTGTTTATGAACATTAAGAAACATAAGGTTTTTTAGTGAGTTACTAATCGCTAAAAATAATAAAGGGGTAGCGTCAACTACCCCTTAAACAAAAAGGACCAAGACCGATGAAATCTAAATCCCAAGAAACATCTATCACACATGATAAGTTTTTACAAATACAGGGTATTAGAACACGACTTGATTTAATTTATAAAGAAATAAATAAGTTACATCTTGAATGTCCTAAAGGTGATTTAAAAAAACAATTTGGTGAAATCCATGACTCAGGCATTGATATGCTTGATAACCTTGATGACATTATTGAAAGCCGTATTCCAAAAGGTAATTCATCTTTTGCTTCAGAGAACGATAGTTACGGGGGGACGATTTAGTGCCTACAGTTCCTTATAAGATTGATGGTAAACGAGTTGCTGGTGTAACGACTAAGATTGGTCGTTATAAAAGTGCTGACTCATTAATTCATTGGGCATGGCAATGCGGAATGAACGGTTTAGATTATCGTGAAGAAAAGAAAAAAGCTGGTGACATAGGTACTGACCTTCATAATCTTGCAGAAGAATACATAAAAGGCAATGAACCATTTGTATCTAAAGACCCTGTGGTGCATCATTGTTTCCAACAGTTTTTAGAATGGTGGAATAATTATGATTGTGAAGTTATTTGGACCGAGAAAACATATACAAATAAAAAATTAAACTGTGGTGGATGTCCTGATCTTTTGGTTAAAAAAGATGACAAGTATATTTTAATAGATTTTAAAACTTCTAAAAATATGTACGGTGACCACCTTATCCAGCTTGGTGCTTACAGTGAATTAATTAAACTTGAAGATGGTATTGAAGTAGATGAAGCTATCATTGTTCGTTTTCCTAAAGACGATGATCAAACACAAATAAAAAAATATTCTAAAAAAGATTTAGCCTTGGGTTCAAAACAATTCAAAAAATATAGTGAATGTTATGAAACCGAAAAATTAATTAACAAAGTAATGAGGAGGAAAGATGACTGAAAAAGTTTTAGAAGCTATTGAGTTAGCTAAAATAGATTTTGAGCCATTAGAAAAAAACGGACAAAATAATTTTTTTAAAACACAACAAGGTGACCCACATAAATTTAGTACCTTGGCAGATATTAACAAGGCTTGTAAAGATGCATTAATTAAACATGGCATATCGATAAGTTATCAATGTGAATATAATGATGGTTTAAATTTTTTAAAAACTACCATTACACATTTATCTAGCGGTCAATCCATTTCATCAACATCTATTATTGGTCATTCTAATTCCACACCCCAGCAAGTTGGTTCGGGTATAACGTATTTTCGTAGATACCATATTCAAGCAATGCTTAACTTGGAAGCTGACTTTGAAGATGACGGCAATCAAGCATCAGGTAACAAAACAAACGAGACTTATAAGCAATATAATAAAAGTAATTATGAAAGAAAATAATAAGAATTTATCTGCTGGTACTCCTGACTCTCAATGGCGAGCAGATAATGTTTGTGAGATTATTACCTTTTTCTCACAAGCGGAATGTGTTTTTTCAGGAGGGATTTGTTATTCACGGGAAGAAGCGAGTTCAACAACACATTCCAAAAACAATTTAACGAGGAGTTATAATGAATAAAGAAAAACAATTTTTAAATGGATTATATGTAAATCAATCACCACCTAATTTAGATTGGTTAGTTTGCAAGATTGGAATAGATGTTCCACAATTATTATCAACATTGCAAAATTCTAATGAAGAAAGAATTAACTTAGATTTAAAAAGAAAAGATGATGGTTCTGTATATGCTGAAATAAATACATGGAAACCTGATCAAGATAATAACCAAAATAATAATCAAAATAATAACCAAGGTTATCAAAACAATAATCAAGGTAATAACCAAGGCAATAATCAAGGTTATAATAATAATCAAGGTTATCAAAATAACAATAACTGGAATAATAGATAATGAGTTTCGGACCTTTTGTTTCCTCCTTTTGTGTTGGGTCCGTCAGATGATACCGCAAGATAAAAATTTTAAAAAAGATTTTTCTTCGGTATTGCTTGATTTAGATGACGTGTTAAAAAAGCATAGCAAAGTTTCCTCCGCTACTTTCTCTTTAGCTATATCAACTTTTTTGACGCGTCACTTAATCAAGACTGCACCAAATGATTACACCGTAATTAGTATTTTATTAGAACCTTATTTTGCTACGAGGAAGCAACAGATACAGGATGCTAAGAAACCTAAAACAAGTAGTTTTAGAAATTACAAAGATGAAAACATATAAATATTTTAGGAGAGTTATTATGAGTATTTTTATAGAATGTGTATTAGAAAAATTGTGGCCAAGTTTTATTAATAAAAAAGATAAGTACAAATGGATAGGCGTTCATTCAATGTCTAATCCTAATCCTAACCACAAAAGATTTACAATATTAAAAAAATGAGCCTAGACAGTCAAATAATAATAAGTAAAGAACATCAACGCCACGTAGCATCACAGCCTTGTTTTTATACTGGTGCTACAGAAGGTGTTCAATGTTGCCATGTTAAATTTCTTGGTGAAAGATTTATGATGGGTAAGCGTGTTTCAGATCAATGGACCATACCTATGCATCATTTACTCCATGAACAACAACACCAGCACAATGAATTAGAATGGCATCTTCATCGTTTAATGATTAGTCCAATGGCTAAAAAGTATTGGGCCACATCACCAAGTAAAAAAATAAGAGATATATATGAACAACAAAAAATTTTCCTTACCTAATCCATTACCCGTAGACAGAGAGTTATTAGCTAAAGCTATTTTTGATGCTAATGAATATATGGGTGAATGTAAAGCTAGAGTGCATTACTTAGAAAAGTATACGAAAGTTTTATTCAGTAAACTTTGCATACAAGAAAAAGGAAACAAGACAGGTAAAGAAGCTGAATGGCATGCTTTTAATCATAGAGAATATTCAAATCATTTAGAAGATTTATGCATGGATGAAGTAGAATTATTTAGAGCCAATGCCATGGTTCTACAATTAACACATCATCAGGATGATCTAAGACAAGAGAAAGCATTAGATAGAGTTAAGATAGAGAAGGGTATCTATGATGTTACCTGAGATTAATCATTCTGTATCGCTTAATGATTTAGAAATAGAGTTAGCTAAAGAGTTAGCCTATCGACGTTATCACGAGTGTGAAACTAAAAATGTGGTGAATAGAAAAATGGCATCACGAAAGACCAATAAAGAAATTGTTGAGTCAGGAACATTATCGGAAATAGCATTTTGTAAAATGATGAATTGCTATCCTGACTTATCTTATCATCCACGAAAAGGTTCTGCGGATTGTTTTATTGATGGTGTTGCTATTGATATTAAAACAACGAAGATGAATGAGGGTCAATTGCTGGTGACTCCAAAGAAAAAATATGATGGCGGTATAGATGTCTATGTATTGATGACAGGATTGGATAGAAAATTTACTTACAAAGGTTGGATGAAAAGTGAAGAAGTTTATCAAGATCATAACATGACAGACCTTGGTTATGGTCCAACATATGCAATCAAACAACAGGAGTTACATGGAAACAACTATAGAGGATAAAGATAAAACAATAAAAGATTTGGTTAATGAAAATAGAAAGTTACGTAAAGAGAACAAGGAACTTACTACCCATAATACTTTTTTAACGGAACGATTAGATAGTTGGGCCGATAAAAATTTTACTTTGAGAACAGAGAATGAGAAACTGAAACAAGACCAGCCAGAGTTTGCAAAAAAATGAGTACATTAGCTAGAAGATTTTCGTATAAAAAATATAGAGATGAAAATTACACAAAGATTACAAGTCCCAGTAAGAAAAATAAAGTAGTAAAAAAATGTACTTTATGCCCGTCTAATTATTATTCAGACTCAAAGTTTGATAGATTTTGTGACCCTTGTCGAAGAAGGGCAACAGGTATCATTGGTTGAGCAATCAAGAATTAATATTATACCACAGGTATCTCAATATCTGTTTGGAGTTAGGCTATACGTGGCCAACAATGAAATACGACATACAAGAAATGGTAAAAAGTGAGTGACCCTGTAAATCATCCTGATCATTACACATCTGGGAAAAAAGAATTCCTAGATATTGCAAAAGATTTTCTATCTAATGAGCAATTTAAAGGTGCTTTAATATTTAATATATTTAAATATTTATTCAGATACGAAAGAAAAAACGGCATTGAGGACCTACTTAAAGCCGAGTTTTATCTAAAAAGATTGATAAAACTAAAGAAAAACAGGGGGTAATCCCAGTAGATAACTAAGTCCTAATCTAACTATCCCCTGCTTTTTTTCCCGATATTTCACAAATCGTATTGAAATGGTAACATTGTTATATGGTTTGACAAACATAGAACATTTTTATATTGTAGATAATACCTAGAAAAGTGGTGCCCAAGGGTGGAATCGAACCACCGACACGAGGATTTTCAGTCTCATGGCGAGGGGCGAGTATCCTGCTTAGACATCTTTTTTCTCGGTATTAACACAAAAGGAAACAAAATGAAATATACGAAAGAATATATTAAGAAAGATGGGACCAAAGTTTTCCATGTTTGCATTAGGATGCAAGGCGTGGAAATCTCTGAAAAATTTTTTGATAAAACTATTGCGGAAAAGTTTATTCATCATACCATCACCGACATAGATCGTAAGAAGCTAGATACCTACTCAGAAAATAAATGTTTTGATGAGTTAGCTATCTTATATGAAAAAGAAAAACTTCCTGAATTATCTGATGAAATAGCACAGATACGGATGGTAAGGAAGCTGGTAAAAGATTTTAGATTATTATTAGATATAAAAGAAGGACCTTTACATCTAACAAAAAAAATAATTAAGCAATACGTAACCAGTAAAAAACATTTAGCACCTACCAGTATTCATAAGCGTGTTAATCGTATTAAACAAATTTATGATCATGCTATTGAAGAACATGAAATGCGAATAATAAATCCTGCTGTGGAGGTGAAGAAGCCAGTTACAGGTGATGATGCGCGTGATCGTCGTCCATCGTTTTACGAATTAAAAATGTTGTGTAAGCATGGGTCATCTGAGTTATGGTCCAGCGTTAAGATTGCTATACTAACATGTATGCGTAAGGCGGAATGGATTAACCGTGAATATAAAATTGAGAAAACAAAGAATGGTTATTTATTAATTTTAGATGAACATAAGACGGTGAAACATATTGGTAAAAGAAAAATACCAATACCAACAAAGGCTTATAACTTAATGATGCGTAATGACTTACCTAGTTATGAAGCATTAAAGAGTCAGTGGCAACGATTGATGGCTAAGTTACAGTTTGATGATCTTCGTTTTAATGACATGAGACATGAAGGTATAAGTCGTTTGTTTGAAAAAGGTTTTCAAATTCCTGAGGTTGCTTTAGTTAGCGGTCACAAAGATTGGAAAATGCTTAAACGATATACTAATTTACGGCCTGAGAACCTTCTAAAAAAATTAAATTAATTAATTGTTTGTCTCGTAAATAATTTTGCTGTGCCTTCTCTTTTGTCATGTTATCTCGACGTGACAAATGAGTAGGTATAGTTTCATCACATTGGCCACACCTATCCATAGCATGAACATGACCCCAAGGACCAACACCATCAGGTGATACATTTAATTCTGATTTTAAATGTGTTGACTCACAACTAGGACAAATAAATTTTTTATGCATACTTACTTAATAAACCATCATCTATCATATTTGTTGGTGCTTTACTAAGATTAATTATATTTTTTATACTACTATCGTTTATCATTTGTCTTAAAAACTTAACAAATTCTGGTGCCATTTCTTTAGCTTTAGCAGGATTAATTAAATACATTTTAATACTGTCTGCCATTAGTTCTTCTGGTTTATTTAAGTAATCTAATTGATTTTTATTTTGCCAACTTTTAGGACGTAAATCTTTTGACATAGAAATCATTTCATTAGTTATATTAGATTTGGGATTATCTTTTAAATAATTAGCATAAACACTTTTATAACTTGTCATATTACCTATTAAATGACCAGTCTCATGTTGTAACACATCCATAATTTCATCTTTAGGCAACATTTTTACATTAGGTTTGCCATCTTTATATTTTACAATTTGATTATTAATACCTAATCGTTGACTAATACCTAACATGTTTCCTTTTGCATCTTCCTGAATTAAAGCATCAACAAATCCTCTATGGGTTGGATTAGCTTGAAAATATTTATAACCTGAACCATACTCATCTGCTAATATCATAGCTAGTCTTTTAATTTCGTAATCAGTTAAACCTATGTCATCTAATTCATTTATTTTAGCAGAAGAATAAACATCATTTGCTAATGGGTCTTTTTTTCCTGAGACAAATCTAGCATTAATAACTCTACCCTCTGGGTCTAATGTGACAATGTTAGGTTTATATTCTGGGTCAATGGCTCTTATATCTTGTAAGTCATATTCCATTCTTTTATCTAATTTTTCATAGATACCTCTTGTTTGCATTAGTTCGTTTTTTCTATTACTTTCTAACAAACTAAATGGTTCAGATTGTTCACTAATAGCTTTGTACTCATTACCTACTGCAACTTTTTTATCTATGCCTGTAACATTATCTGCATAAATCATCGCATCAGTAGTGACAGTTTCAAAGTTAGGGTCTTTATTAAGTAATGACTCATCAAATAAAATTACTTTTTGATCGGCAAAAGGTCTTTCGTTCTGGGGAATAAAGTCAGGGTCATTTGGTTTAGGTACCGAACCATCTTCACGTCGCATTGATTTATTATAATTTACCCATGCGTTTTGAAATAATGTTTCATTAGCTAATGCTGGAATAGATGCATCACTATACATATTAGCATGTGATCTAAATGCATTGTACTCACCTTTAGGACCAAACTGAAAACCATTTGGTGTGTGACCATAAAAATCATGCACAATACGAAAAACATCATTCATTATTAATTCTTGTCCGTCTAATATAATTCCTGATGGTTGTGCTAATGGGTGATCGGGAGGAAGATCATCTAAATTAGTTTTTAAAAATTTTAAACTCTTATTGTTGGCAACATCATTCATCATGTGACCTGATGATACGTAGGGTTCTGGCTTACCTTTAGAACCAATATAAATTTTAGGAATAATACCACCATCAATCATGTGTTGATACTGTGCTAATGTTTCATTTATTAATGTTTCGTAAGATGCTTGTATTTTAGGATGATTAGGTTGATGCTTGGCCCCTTCATAAAAATCAGCTATCTCTTTTAAATAACCTTCTGGTGCATCAACTTTATTTGTAACTAATTGTTTAGGGTTATTAATATTCTTATTGTACGATAAATATAATTGTTGGCTAAATTGATTTGGTTGTGTTCCAATCTTTTCAATAATTGCTTCGACAATTTCTTTTGGTGGCTTCTTACCTTGATTGGCTCTGAACCACGGTTGGAATTCTGATAGTGTAGGAAAAGCAAAAACACCTTCAACTAGATGACCATAGAATTGATCACCAAACTCGTCGGGGTCCATACTCCCCCCTGAATTATACATAAGCTGTGATGTCTTAGCTTGCCAATCTTCAGGAAGCATTTCGTACAATCCCTCTGCTGTATCACCAGCAAAAGCAAAAGGTAAATTAACTGCACCCATTCCAAGGTTAAATGCTTTTTCACCAGTCTCTAATAGTCCTGTGCCTAGTGCTTTATTAAATTGTTGAAAGGGTTTTATAATTGGATTGTCAGAAAATTCTTGGCCAGTAAGAGTCTTGCCTGTATTTACTCCTAATAAATTATCAGTAAAAGGTGTTTCGCTTGCGCCCTGAAATCCTTTTATTGTTCTTAAATCAAGAAGATTGTCGGCCATGAATATTGTCTTGCAAAAATTTTAGGAACCAAGGATTGTCTTTAAAGACAGTCATCAGTCCATTGGTTACTGAGTTAACAACTATTTCCTCGTTGCTATCTACACATAATACATTTCCATCTACGGTGAGGGAATGTTCATACACCACTGCATGTAACACTTCATGGAGTAGTGTATTAGAAAAATCGTTTGGCGTTAAGTCTTGTTGTATTTCTATCTTGTTTGCTCGGTGTTGGTATTCCCCATAACAATCAGTTTGTTTTGTGAAATCAGAACGAACAAGGTCAATGGCGATGTCCTTGTATCCAACTTTAATTTTTGGAGGACACTTCATTTATAGTAATCCTACAAAATACATTACGATTATAATACCTAAAATAATAATACCTATTTGATATTGTTTTTTTAAATCTTTAAACCAATTCCAATATTTCATTCTATCTCCTATTTTTTAAAAAATTTAAGTGCCGACTTTGTGCCATAGCTAGCCGATACAATAGCGCCCCATGTATAAAAATACCATTGAGGTACTGAGTCTTTTAAAGCTAAAAATCCAGCTTCAACGTAAACTTGTAATGGTGGTATCCAAATCATTACCATTGGAATAGACCATAAAATTAAAATCCATTCATCTTTAAAACTATCTTTGGCACCTTTGATAGCTTCAACATCATATTGAATTTCACCTGAAATTTGTTTTTTTAAAATGTCTGTTTCCGCATTTATCTTTGTAACCTTCTGTTCTAGTTTGGCTTTTTTAGTTTGAACATATCCGCCAACTGCATCTTTAACAATTGAACTGACAGGTCCTAATAACAAGTTTAACATAAATAATTTTTCCTTTTTGTAAAAAAAATATCCACAGGATAAAAAAAAATATTTTTTTAAGCTATGCCTTAAATTATTTTTTTGTGTCTAACGGTAACTCCTCATTTATTAGGTATAACATTGTTACATGTGTAACAGCGTTTTTGACTTTAAACAAAAAACATGATATGATGTTTTTAAATAAAAAGGAGTAAGACCGATGTATAAATTAATTGATTGCGGAACTTATGTTTGGTTCGTCAAAACTGATCGTAAGTACCATCATTGTATTTACAGTGTAACTGGTGAATACAAAAAAGTTAGGCGTGGCAATCCTGCTACACCTGTATCTCAGAAAATGAGATTAGCATATCTTATGGGTTGGCCATTAGAAACTGCTGGATGTACTTTAAATAAAAAGAATGCAAAATTTTATTTAAAATTATTTAAAGCAATTACTAAGACTGCACGCATAAAAGAAATCATAAAACAACTAAAGGAGGTAATATGAAAAAAGATAAAAAAGAAATACAATACGTAGGTCTTATTTTTATTGGCGCTGGTTCAACTTGGTTTCAAGGTTCTGACATAGGTCATGTTTCAGTCAAATGTGCAAGATTGTGCAAAAGAGATTGGCAACATTTATTTAAGTTTAAAAGAAATCATGTATTTCCAGTAAACATTTATGATATTTCAGAAATCAAAGATGAATGGTGTTTCGATTATATCAATGGTTTTCATTGTGTCGAAACTAATAAAAAAATTAAGTTATTAAAAACTGTTTATGCTTGTTAAAAAAGGAGTAATGCATGATTGAAGATAAATCTAAACCTCTTAATATTAGATCAACAAAAGAGTTATTAATATTAATAGATAAAGCATTTGATAAATTTTCTTTTCAAGGTGATGGCAAATGGCAAGGCATCACTGAGGAAAATATGAAACAAATGAAACTAACTAAAAAAACTGTTCAAAAATATTATGAATACAGAAGATTAGCTTTATGGATAAAAGAATTTGTTAAAGTATCTTAATCTATATCTTCGTAAAAATGATGAACCCCTATCTTTGTGATGGGGGTTTTTCCTTCTGCCCACTTAGGTTCACTAATATAATCTGCATAGTAATGAGTAGCTTTACCGACATTACTATCGTGCAATCCATCTAAAACATTATTTGCTATATCAACAAAGTCTTTTATATCTCCGTGAGTAAGCTGTTCCATTTTTTCTTTGTTCGGGTCGCCTTCATTCCAACAAGAGAACTGCCATTTCTTTTTGCATACACCTTCTAAAGTATCTGCACTAAACCATTTTTTAGAGTCTAATCTATTTTTAATAACATGAGCAATTGCGTATTGCCCTTCTTTAGTTTCACCTCTTGACTCACCCCATATTGTTTGAGCCATTATTAATCTATCAGACTTGTCCATTCCATTCCCCTTGTTCATTGAGATACATTGGTTGTATCATTGGTGTTTCGTTTATCAACATACCTACTGATAAAATTGGTCGCTTAATAAATAACTTTTGATATTTCATTGCTGGTGCTTTAGGATTAATTAAACAGCCAGTTGACATGGCAAAGTTTAAACTTGTCGGTGAGGACCACCAACTTATATTTGACTGGGTGTGAAAATGTCCCGTAATTAATGAACAAGATAATTCTTTAGAACTACTTAATACATTAGACTTAAAGTTATGTGTTAAAAATACTTTGTGTTTGCTTGGGAGAGTTAAGATGTATTTGTCGTGCCACCGCCAGTTTGCTTTTATGTCAAAGATGTCGTTTAAATCTTTAAGCATGCTTCGAGGAATACCAAAGCGTTCGGCCTTACGTTCAATGCGTAGATCGTGATTACCTTTAAGTATATCCATATCAGGAAATAACTTTTCCAGCTTCCGTATTTCTTTTGTTGCTTTACTAACCTCAAAGATAGGTGACTCCACCTCTGGGTCACTTGGTCTTTCTACTTGCACAGATGCTAAATCAAAAATATCTCCGATTGAAAACACTCTAGTAAATTTCCATTTCTTATGTAATTTTGCTAGAAAGTTTATCGCTTGCGGATGTTGATAAGGCATGTGTAAATCTGAAATTATTAACACGCGATTATTTAGTTTCATGGTCCCCCTGAAACAGTCCTAGTTTATTGACTACTAATTAACTTTAAAAATACCCAAATCCCACTGAGTACACTACCAATAAAGAGAGTAGTACGTATAGCCGACTTTCCTGTGGCCATTTCTTCTTTTAATTTAATTACTTCTTGTCGGTTTTCTTTAACCTCAACTTTAATTTCGTTTAATGTATGTTGTAAATTTTTAACTTGTTGTTGCCACTCAGACATTTGTACTCTCCACTTGTATTTTTTCTATACAATATAAAAACATAGAAATGTTTCTGTCTTTTAAATCTTGATCTATTTCATCTACTAAAATATTTCTTTTTAATAAACATTCATCTTTTGTTTCGAAATCTACAGGTATGTAGGCATTAGCTAAACACATTGGCGGTAAAGTCGATAACTGTAAAAAACAAACCGTGGCTACTATATTAAACATTAGCCTAAAGGATTAGAGTTTTGTGTTTTAATTTCGTCAATTAATATGTTCTGCAATTCATTTTCTTTTTGAACAATAGAAATTAACTTACTGAGTTCATTTATTAAATCTCTTAACTTACCAAACTCTTTAAATGTATCCCCACGTAAATCTGATATGTTTGATTGTAATTGTTGATCTGCAATTTTTATTTCTTTTTGTAATTCTTTTATGTCTGAATTAATTCCTGCAATATCATTTAATATATCATCAGTGCTATCATTATCTCTATCCATCCATTCATCTTCTAATGCAGACATGCGGTCTAATATTTCTACCTCTAAATCAGAAATCTTTTCATTAATAGGAGTTAAGTCTACAGTTTCATTAACAACAAATTCTTTACTTTCTATACCATCAAGGCGTGTATTAAATTCACCCCATGCATAAAAGCCACCACCAATAGCGCCTATGACTCCTATTATAGATGCGTAATTAGTTAATTTATCAATCATAATAATCCTTTAAGTTTTTTTAAATCAATTAAGATTTGTAATTTTTGTACTTTTAAATCGTAAAGTTTTTTGTTGTGCTGGCTTATTGGGTCAGCATCAATGTAATTACCTAATGTAATTCCTGTATAAATATTTTTGTAATACAAACCTAAGTCTGCTTGAATAAACAAACCGTCATTTGGTTCAGTATAAATTTGTTGTGGTTTATAAAATTCGTTTTTAGTGTAAACCTCCAAGGCGTTACTGTTAGAAAATAAAGTAATTTCTTTTATATCTACAGTGATATTATCATTTATATCTATTTTAATATCTTTGTTAGCTACTTCTATTTCATCACTTTCTACTTCTTCTATTTCAGTAACGTCCTCGACGGTTTCAATTTCTTCTTCTAGTAACCCTTGCCCTTCCGTGGCTTCTTCTTCAACGGTATCATCTATAACCTCCTCAGTTTTTTCTTCTACAATTTCAATCTTATCTTCTTCTTCGATGTCGATTGTTTCTTCTTCTACCTCCATTTCTAAAGGCTGTTCTTCTATAGCTTCCTCTAATTCTTCAAAATCAATATCTTCGAATTCTTCAAAATCTATTTCGTCTAAATCTATTTCTTCAAAATCTATTTCTTCAAATTCTTCAAAACCAAAATCAGCTATAGCATCGAGAATTATAACTTCATCAAAGTTTAAATCCTCAATCTCTATGATAGTATCTTCAAAAGTTATTTCTTCAAAATCCCAGATTATTTCATCGAGAATAATGTCATTAATAAAATCATCATTAATAACAATTTCATTTAATTCTTCTTGTATGTCATCTGGTATAGGGGGTATATCCCTATAATTTATATTTAATGTAACATTATCTACATCTGGTCCACGATGTAAGTTATCATAAGTTGTGCCTGCGGTTTCATTATAAACTTCTGCTCTGATTGTAAAATCAGTTTGTGTATTTGAGCCTTGTGTATAAACATTTGTATAGTTTGTAAATTGACCGCCATTTGATAACCTATTAGGGTCATGGTCATTTATA